AAAGCGCCGTCTCAACTCAGCACCGGGGCACTACCTTAACGGGTAACTTTCCGGGGCCTCACCCTAGCACCGGGGCAGGAAGGGGGGTGGGCCGGGGCATGGACTGGACAGGGGGTGGCCCCACTGGCCCGGCCTTTGATTGGGTCCCTCAGAAATATGTAGGGTAAAAAAGGTCGCGCGTACCCAGATACCACCACTTGACCATTAGGCCATCTATCCATCGCAACCCGTCGTGGTACCGTCCCCGACACCCACTACCCACGGAGATTAAAAATGACTGACGTAACGATAGACAGCCCGCATGATCAGACAGCCCGGCAGGTGCGCGGCACCGTCGGCATCGTCAACGAGGACGAGATGGCGGCGATCCTGCAGATCTCTCACGAGACGCTGGCTACGTGGCGAACGCGCAGGCGCGGCCCCCCGAGCATCAAGCTAGGGAAAAAAGTGTTTTATGCCGTCGCCGACTTTGGCGCGTGGGTGCAGGAGGAGCTGCAGCGGCAACGCGCGGGAGCGTGCCCGGCGAAGCCCGTAGGGCGAAGACTGGTCCACGTCGACGATACCCAAGCCGGATTGCACGTGCACTACTAGTTACCCGGAAAGTAACCCCATGGGTGATCTGCTTCAGTTTCCCGGCAAGCGCCGGGAGCGCGAATTCCCTATCAACTCGACTCCGGTGGAAGTGCTGGAGGAGTTTCTGCAGGAGGCGAAAGAGGATCGGCTGGTGTTTCTGTCGCTTGCGGTGTACCGGACCGACGGCTCTTTCGTCCATATCGAACTAGGTCTTGTAGACGACGACCAAGACCCAGAACCAGAGTCACCCCCAGAGCCTGCTTAGGATATCCGGGAGTCATGATGCCGCCCCTAGCTCAGTAACGCTGCCGCCAGCAGTATCACCAGCACAGTCACCATGATTACAACGATCACTGTTAATTTTACGTCCAAGCACCGGCCCTCATCTTCGCCTTGCGCACCGTCGGCCGGTATATCAACCGCTTGGTGATCATGTTCTGCATGCCACCGTGCGCAGCCAAACACAAGTACTGCAGCGCATCCATCACGTGCGAGTATTCGTTCTTGTCGGGCAGCAGCTTCCTCAGTCCGGTCCTTGTTCGGGCGTATCGGTAACCTCCTCCGAGTGCTCTAACCAGAACTGGGCACTTGTCCCGGTCGATGATAAAGGCGGGACCACCGTCTCGTTGCCCCAGTAGGAATGCTTCGACGGCACGTAGACGCGGATCGATATCGTTGGTGGGGGCGGGGAATGCGTGCATTCCCATGCGTTTGAGTACGTCAAATGTCGTCTCCTCATAGATACTGCTTTTAGAAATACCACTCGGGTCGCCGACCAGTGCAATCGGCTTGCCGAGAAAACGCTGCTGCGACAATGCCGGGCGCAGCGCCATATTGATGTGCTGCTCCAGCCCAGTGTCTTCGGCGATCACTTCCTCTAATATTAAAAGTCGTCCCTTGTGATCCAGTTGCCCAATGACGCTACAAGGGTCTCGTCCAAAATCCTGACCGACCATAATTGGTTGACTGGAGACAGCGAGTACGTCGTCTCTAACATGAAACGATCTATTGAAGGATTCCCGAAACACTGCAGTGCCGGATGGGTCATTGCCGTATTTGGCATGAACGTAACGTAGTACCCAGTCAACCCCATGCCCACGAGCAAGTCGTTCGTAGTAGCTTCGTCCCTGCGCCAGTCTCTTTTCGTCATTGAGTGGTAACCTCATCGTCTCCGGGGTCTGCAGCAGCCAGTTCAGATTCTCCGCTTCCTTCTCCAGCCCGCCCGGCTGGATAAAAATCTGAAAGTCCATCGGCGTGGATTCGTTCATGAACTTGTGCCACTCGCTCCCCTCCGAGGGCATGTTGGTGTCCGCAATCATGCCAAACCAAGTCGCACCACCCATAGCTGCCGACGGGTACCGACCAAGGCGTCCAGCAAGAGCATCCACAAGCTCGACGGGCATTTCGATAGCCTCTGACATCCAGACGCCAGTTAACTGCATAGATAGTAACCGACGCTGATCCTCGGGCGACTCCAGCGGAATCAATATCCATTCACTCCTCACATCTCCCATCTCGATATAGACGGTGTTGTCGCTGACTTTGTAGCTCACCAGTCCTTCCAGCCAGCTTAATATATCCTTCAACACGGTATCTTTTAATTGCTTCAACGTCTGCCGGACAATGGCAAAGCGCGTGTGGCGGATGCCGTCAGTAGTAGCTGGCGCTTGCTCGCACGCCCGCCTCAACAGCTCGAACACGCAGCATGTTGTTTTCCCACTACCCACCGGCCCCGCTAATATTCTTCCGAACGCTGCGCTCTGCATAAACCGGCCACATGTCGGCGGTGCCGTGTAATTGATGGCTTTCATTTATTTACCCCAACGCTGCTCGCGTTGCCCTCGTGATCAATTACCTTGGAAGTAACTTCCTTGGTGAATTCCAATGGAGCCGCTGCAGGTCCGAGATTGATGTTGATAGAGAAGCGCTCGCCAATCGCAGCCCCCACATCCGCACGCTCGTTGCCGATGCCCGCCATCCGCGCCAGCATCTTGCCTGCTTCGATTACCGCCGGGAACGCTTCCTCGCGGTCGTGCATGCGGAGGAATAGCTCCGGGAGAAACTCCTCCAGCATCGACGCCGACTTCATTTTTACCCGCTCGTGGGTATTTAATGCGGTCGACCACGCCTCGACCTCACATGCTAGGATCATGCGGAATTTGGAGTTTCGCTGTAGTTCAGACCATGTTTCGTCGGATATCGAGTATTGTTTGAGTATGTCCGCCAGCGGGACGATGTCCATCGCGATCTCGCGCGCCAGCCGCACCACATCAATATCGCTGTTGCTTGGGCTTACGACTGCATCCATGGTGATGATCTCCTAGATGATGTAGAAGCCTAGCATGGCATTTGGACCGCAGGCACCACCTGCTGTAGGTGGATTTCAGGGACGCGGGGTGTTGCGGGTGGTGCCGCCCGCGCAGCTCAATGCCGCCATCAAAGCACAGGATGAAGCCAAGGCTGCATCGACAAAAGTTTCAGAGGAAGCTGCGACAGGGTTGGCGGGCTTTATCCGCAGCGAGTTCGAAGCTTTCAAACTACATCGCAACAACTCTTCTGCGGGATGGAGCGAACGTCTGCTTCACTGCCTGCGAGTGTTTAATGGTCAATATGATGCGACCAAGATCCAAGAGATCAAACAGTTCGGCGGATCGGAAGTCTACGCGCGACTGATCTCCATGAAGTGCCGAGGAGCATCCTCCCTGCTCCGCGACGTCTACCTGTCAAACGAACGGCCGTGGGGCCTTGAACCCCCCGATGATCCTGATGTGCCGCCAGAGATCGTTGCTGCTATCTCGCAACTCGTCGGCACCGAGGCACAGCATCAGGCCGCAGCGGGTGCACCAATCGATGCGCTGTCGATACGTGACAGGACTTTTTCCTTAATGGAGGCGGCGAGGCAAGCCGCTAAAAAACGCGCAGCTTCTCAAGCCCGCGTGGCGGAAGATAAAATTGATGAGATACTTTCTGAAGGAAAGTTCTACGAAGCGCTAGCGGCGTTTCTGGTTGATCTGCCGATGTTTCCGTTTGCCTGCATCAAGGGTCCGATTGTGAAGATCGTGCCGCAGGTGGTGTGGAAGGACGGCAAGGCTACCATCGAGCAGAAGCCCCGGCTTTTTTGGGAGCGCAAATCCCCCTTCGATCTCTGGTGGACGTCCGGCTGTGCCGACATCGAAGACGCCGCAGTGATAGAGCGGACACGTGTCACACGTGCCGATCTTAACGATCTTCTCGATCTTCCCGGCTATAACGTAAAGGAGATCCGTGCTGTTCTCGATGAGTATGGGCGTGGCGGGCTCAACGAGGACTGGGACACTACGGATGCCGAACGGGCTAATCAGGAGAGCCGCGAAAATCCAAACATGAACCGGTCCGGGCTGATCAGCTGCCTTGAGTACCACGGTAACGTACAGGGGCGCATGCTGATTGAATATGGCATGGATAAGAAGACAGTCCCTGACGAGATGCGGGACTACTTTGTCCAAGCGTGGCTCATAGGCCGCCATGTCATTAAAGTTCAGTTCAGTCCAAGTCCGCGTAAGCGCCATCCGTATTTTATCACATCGTTTGAGAAGGTGCCGGGCACGCCAGTCGGCAACGGGCTGCCGGATATTCTTTCTGATATTCAGGAAGTTTGTAATGCAACGTTGCGTGCCCTCGTCAACAATCTATCAATCTCGTCAGGGCCGCAAGTCGTCGTCAATACTGATCGACTGTCGCCCGATGAAGACGGGGAAGATTTGTATCCGTGGAAGCGTTGGCGCGTCACGTCCGATCCGATGGGCAACAACTCGTCCGCTCAGAAACCGATTGATTTCTTTCAGCCCAACTCGAATGCGGGCGAACTGCTGCAGACATATCAGAAGTTCAGCGACCTTGCGGATGAGCTATCCGCCATACCGAAATATCTATCGGGTGGTGCGTCGGGTGGTGCCGGACGGACAGCCAGTGGTCTTGCGATGCTCATGGGCAACGCTTCGAAAATATTGCAGACGGTTGCCGCCAACGTCGACCGTGACGTCTTTCAGGGGCTGTTATCGAATCTGTTCGACATGATCATGCTGACGGATACTTCGGGCATGCTCACAGGCGAGGAATCAATCCGCGTCAAGGGCGTCAGCGTCGCCATCCAGCGCGAGACCGAGCGCTCGCGTCAGATCGAATTCCTCACCGCTACCGCCAATCCCATCGATGCGGGTATCATCGGCGTCGAAGGCCGCGCTAACGTCCTTCGTAAGGTTGCCAGCGGCATCGGTATCGACGGCGAGACTATTGTGCCGTCGGATGAAGAGCTGAAGCAGAAAGAGCAGCAAGCCAAGATGATGGCGATGGCGCAGCAAGGAGCCCAAGCACAAGGCGGGCAGCAAGGGCCAATCATGAATGGTGATCAGGGTCCGCGTACCAACAGCGTCCAAGGCGGCGCGGGATAGGAGATTGAAATGGCTAAAGGTAAAGTGATCAAGTCCAGCTCGACCCCGTTCGTCAAGGGCGGCACCACCGGCATGTTCGGCAAGCAGAGTGTCGGGCCGCGCAAGTCGCTGTCGGCGGCGGGCACCGGCAAGGCCCAGAGCGGTAGCGGCGGCAAGTGGGGCAAAGGTGGGTCTACCCACATGTTCGGCAAGCAGACCGCTGGCGCGCGCCGTCCCGGAGTCACCGGCAAATGAGCATCGGCGCAGAGCGCGTACGCGAGGGCTTCAACCCGTCGCTGGACAACAAGGTCGACAAGATCAAGCGTTGGTCTGCCGACTGCATCGACTTCTGCGAGGAGCACAAGCACCTCGACCCGCGCCTCGCAGCGCTGGCCATGACGGAGTTTGAAATGGCGGCGATGTGGGCGGTGAAGCTGGTGACGACGGCTAAGAAATAGGAGATTACGATGGCAACGGTTGTTCCGTACCGCTTTATCGACGACAACGACTTTGAAAAAGTCATCCCGCTGGCCCAGACCGGGGCCAGCATCACGCCGATCAATACAAGGATCGACGACGGCGACATCCCCGCCAAGATCAAGGCGTTGGAGATTGCTGCCGGTATCCCTGCGGGGCTTCGATCCGCCGGGCTGATGGACCGCAAGGACTGGCTCGTCAAACTTCAGAGGGCTCAGCAGCAGCTTAATACCAAGACGATTACGTCGGTCAGTATTGCTACACCGTCCGTCGTTACGCTGGCTGCTCACGGCTACTCGATAGGGACGGCGTTCAGGTTCTCTACGACGGGTGCCCTGCCGACTGGCATCAACACCACCCAGACTTACTACGTCGCCACGCCCGGCTTTACGACGGGTGCATTCCAGTATTCTGCCACGCCCGGCGGCGCGTCGATCAACACTACAGGTTCGCAGTCCGGCACCCAAAGCATCTACGCGGTGTGACCATGAGGAAGATTATCAAACAGATCGGCAAGGGCAGCCAGCAGGAGCTGCTGCCCAATCGACACGCCGTCAATCGTCTCACCCAAGGCGAGACGTGGGAGCGGTCGATCAACAACTACGCAAAGGTTACTCCATCAGGCGAAAGCGCGTTGACCGTGCCCAGCGTGATGGAGATGGCACAGGTGAAGTATTGAGTGACAAGGAGCTGATCACAGCAGCAGCCAGCCTCGCGCGGCGCGCGCCTGAGGAGTGGCGTGCGTTCGTTGAAGTGCTTGAAACTGCGACCGGGAAGAAGATGGGTGAATGCATCGCCGCCCCGGTCGACATGCTGCAGGTGGCGCAGGGCCGCGCCCAGTCGATGACTGCCCTGACCGCCCTGTGTAAGGACTGCGTCAAATTATCTGACACCATTGAGAGAAAAAGAGGCCCGTAATGGCACCGAAACCCCGTCTCGTCGACGATCCCAATACCTTCATCCCCCCGGCCGTGCGAAGAATGGCCGCGCAGGCGGACGCTGCCTTTCGTGGTCAGCCCGGCCAGCCAGCTCCTGCCCCGGAGCAGCCACCTGCTCCCGCCGGGGCGCAAGCCCCTGAGCCGCCAGTTACCCCGGAGGTAACGTCGCGCCCCGGTGCTGCGCCCCCGGTTACTCCGGAAGTAACCCCCGCGCCCGCGCCCGCGCCCGCGCCTGAGGTCCCCGAGGACAGTTGGGAGCGCCGGTACAACGGCATACTCGGTCGATACAAACGTGCCGAAAACGATATCCAAAGCATGAGTAATCAGATTTCGAATCTGCAGACTTTGATTGCGACAATGCAGACCGCGCCTGCTGAAACGCCCGCCGAACTACGTCCGCAGAGCTTACTCACACCGGAAGAGATCACCGAGTACGGTGCTGATTTCTTGGGTGTGGTCGCGCGCCGCGCCAAGGAAGAACTCAATCCGGAAGTTACCGCGTTGCGAAGCCAGCTCACTAAACTGGAGAAGCAGCTCGATGGCACTCGCGAGCAGCAGAACACCAAGGCGCGCTACGATCTGGAGTCGACGTTGGATCAGCGTCTCCCACACTGGCGCGATATCAACGTGCTGCCGGAATTCCACGCATGGCTGGCATTGCCGGATATGTATTCCGGTGCTATTAAACATGATCTGTTGAGGGCGGCATACGCGCAGAATAACACTCCCCGTGTGCTATCCTTCTTCAAAGGCTTCCTTGATCAAGAGGCTGCATCAGTCCCGCAGGGGAACGAGACACACCAAGACGCTAGTCTGCAGACTAACGACAAGGTCTCTCTCGAATCCTTCGCCGCACCGGGCAGAGCCAAGACTTCAGCGGCGTCCAGCGCCCCTGTTGAGAAGCCGATTATCACGCGCGCCCAGATCTCGTCGTTCTATGCCGAGTCGGCAGCCGGTCGTTACCGGGGCCGCGAGGCAGAGAAA